TAAAAATGTCAAATTATGTTATTACTAAAAATTCTACATATGAAGAGCGTATGCAAGCTATTCGTGAGTCTGCTGAAAGATTTGAAAAAATCAAAGCAAGACGCGCAAGGCTAGCTGCTAGTGCTGCACGTGTAGTACGTTACGTCGATGAAGTAGATAAGCCTGAGCGTAAGAAGTTTGATGATATGATTTCTAAAATGGATGAAAATCATAATCATTATCAAGACGCTCCACAATATGCGGAGAAATATTATGGCGAAAAGATGCGCGATACTGTTGCTATGGATAATGATTGGGACTAATGCACAGGCACAAGATTGTTTCTATTCTCAAAGAACACTTTTTAAAGATGGTAGTATAGTCGATGATATTAAACGATATGATTGCAAAACACCACCAAAAACTATAATCATTGAGAAAGAAATACCCGCCAAAAACCGATCAGTAGGTGAGTTTTTATTTGGTGTGGAAGAAGAAGGTAATGGAGTTACTCACCTCTTCAGTGCATTGATCAGTCTAGGAGTTTTATAATGATTAGGTTTATCTTAGGCGTTTTTTCTGGTATCGCCCTTGTAATATATCAACCAGAAATTTTGAATTGGTTTGTCAATTCTGGCATACGTGACAATATTGTCACAGCATTAAATGGAGTATAAAATGAAAAGGTTAGCGTTTATTCCTCTCGTCGCAGCTGTGGCAGCTTGTGACAAAACCCCACCAGAGACAGCAATGTCACAACAAATGTTTGAATATCAATCAGCTCAAGTTGAAAAGCAGATTGATGAAATGCCAAAGTGGTATACAAATATTCCTAAGGAAGATGATGCTGTATATGCAGTTGGTACTGCAGTCACACCAGATCTTCAGTTAGCGGTTGACATTGCAGTACTATCAGCTAAGACTACTCTTGCCGATCGCGTTGATAGTCGTATTCGTTCTCAAATGAAGTTGTTTAAAACAAAATTGGGATCATCAGACTTTGATGCCACTGTTCAAAATAACTTTGAACAGGTAACTCGAAATCTGATTGCAGATGCAGATGTTGCAGGTTATACTGTCAAAGAGAATAAAGTAGTTCAAAATGGTACACAGTATCGTGCATACGTACTTCTGGAGTACAAGAACGCAGTTGCTAATAGTGTTATTAAGACACGTATAGCACAGAATGAAGTCTTGCTTGAAAAGCTACGTGAAACACGTGCATTTAAAGAACTTGATGATAACGTTCAAGCGCAGAAGACTGCAGAACTTGAAGACGCAAAAGTGATTGTAGATGCAATTAACGGTGTACAAACGCAGGAAACTGTGATAGAATAGTATAATGGAAAACTTATCTAGTGATCGTATGATGGCAGTTCGTGTGTTCGAAGGTGAGCTCGAGCGTATGAAAGCAGTTGCTGAAGGTGAGTACGATGCAATTCAAAAGATTGTTCGTCAGTATATGCAAGAGCGCATCAACGAAATGACAAAGAAGGGATACAAAAGATGACTATGCACCTCGTTCGCGGTATGACTACGCTTTCTTCTCGTAAGAGAAAAGCCCGTAAAAAGACGCAAGCTGTACTTCAAGCTGAAGCTGAAACAGCAAAGCTCCTCAAGTCTTTGGGCTATCAAAAAGGTAGTCGCTGGAAAGCTGACCTTCCAGATTATACCGTAACCGAGACAGTGCCCACCAGCGATCTCATCATGAAGGTAGAAGGTAAGCGTAAAGCTAATCAATATACCGGTGATGAGCTCGCTGGCATTGGCACCCTTCATAAATCTAATATGGTACCTGTCCGTAAAGATTCTAAGGATGCAATTGACATTGCAAATATGAGACGCTAAATCTGGTGCAGTTGGATGTATAGACATACACTAACCTCCGACCAGCTTAACCTGGCTCCAACTATTTTCATAAACAGTGAAAATAACTGTGTACATTTGCGTGAAACTGTGATAGAATATATACAGAATGAAAAAAGAGGAGATTTCATATGCCTATGGTAAAACGTAAAAAAGCTAAAGTCAGAGCACGTGCTAGAACCGGTCTTGCTGGTGCACCAATTGACAAAGGCTTCGAAGCTGTTAAATATTACTTCCACATGGAAGTTGATCGTAAAGATCTTATTAGCACATTCAAAACTTATGTAAAACAAAATGTAGATAAGTCAAATCAAAAGTTTGTATTTGCAAATCCTGATTATAAGTTTTATATCTTCTCCCATTATTGTGCTACCGCTTTCTGGATCAACGGTGGGCTTACTCATGATGATAGGTCTAGCAAGTATTCAGAAGGTTTGTATAAGTATGTGATGGAGCTTATCGAGTCAGGTAAATCAATTTACTTTGAAAAACAATCAAAGCTCAAAGATTCTGCGAATATAGTAACTCTTTCACCAATGCAACGTCTTCAAAAGAAGATTAGTAATACTATTATGCAAGATCTTCTTGATCTCGAGGATGCATGGATGGAAGGTGAAAAAGCTGAGATTGATATCTATCAAGAATTCAAAAGACATGGTCTTTCTGGTAGTGCAGTTGCACCAGTAAGACAAGTAATTGAGGGCTGGTTGCTTGATTATGAAGATGCATATCACAAACGCTGCAATGACGCAGTCGAAGGATATGCCCATTTGAAAAGACCAGAACTCAATCGGAGGATTAAATCTTGTCAATCAATGTTGGCTGATTGTGATCGTATCCGTTCTGCAGCAAAAGCCACTCGTGCAACGCGGGTGAAGCAACCAAAAGCTGCAGATAAACAAATAGCGAAGGTTCAGTATAAGAAAGAAGATACTGAATTTAAGCTGGTGTCGATACCACCAATTAAGGTGGTAGGTGGCATTCGATTGTTTACGTTCAATACCAAAACGCGTGTACTTTCGGAATACATTACTCAAGACGCAAAGGGATTTGAAATATCAGGTACTTCAATTAAAAACTTTGATAAGGTTAATAGTATATCTACAAAGCTTCGAAAGCCTGATATGTTTATTCCTATCGTCTTGAGTAAGACACCTAATCAAATACGTAAAGAGTGGACAACACTTACCACTAAATCTACCGTACCAAATGGTAGATTAAATGGTGATACAATCTTACTAAGGGTATTCGATAAATGAGTGACTTTCTCAACAAAAGTAAATTTACTCAGTTAATAGAGAAAACGGTATGTGATCTGCGTATTAGTTATATGGATGCCATTCTCTATCTTTGTGATAAGCACGATATTGATCCAGCAGATGTCAATAAGTTTATATCACCTATCATCAAAGGGAAGCTTGAGGCAGAAGCAATGAACCTCAACTTCCTACCTAAAACAAATTCTATTGATTCAGCTTTATTCGAATAAGATGAATATATATAGATTTACATTACAGCAATACTGTGTTATAATTAATCATATTTCAGCTATACAAGGAAAAAATAAATATGTCATTCGAATCACTTAAACGCAATCGCGGTACAGATATCTCACAACTCGTAAAAGCAGCCGAAGCAGTCGGCGGTGGTGAAAAGAAAAACTATGATGATGAGCGTATCTGGAAACCAACCGTAGACAAGGCAGGTAATGGATATGCAGTCTTACGATTCTTACCAGCTGCCGAAGGTTCAGACTTACCATGGGTCAGATACTGGGATCATGGATTCAAAGGACCAACCGGTCTTTGGTATATCGAAAATAGTCTTACATCGATTGGTCAACCTGACCCTGTTGGCGAACTCAACTCCAGACTCTGGAATTCTGGGATTGAAGCCGATAAAGAAACCGCACGTACACAAAAGCGGCGTTTGCATTATGTAGTTAATGCATTAGTAGTAGAAGATCCATCTGCACCTCATAATCAAGGCCGTGTTGTACTCTATAAGTTTGGTAAGAAAATCTTTGATAAGATTATGGATGTTATGCAACCATCTTTTGCAGATGAAAAAGCAATTAATCCATTTGATTTCTGGGATGGTGCTAACTTCAAACTTAAAATTCGTCAGGTCGAAGGTTATCGTAACTATGATAAATCTGAGTTTGCTAGTGGAACTGCTCTTTATGAGTCAGATGAAGCTAAGCTAGAAGCAGTGTATAACCAACTACACGATCTCAGTGAGTTCACCGATGCAAAGAACTACAAAACATATGATGAACTTAAAGCTAAACTAGCCCGAGTCTTAGGTGAGGAATCATCAATGGGTGCACCGACTATGAGACAAGAATCTCAAATGAATACTCCTGCTCCTGAGCCTGAGTATAAAGTTGCTGAGCCTATCACAGCCGAGCAAGTTAACTTGCAGGATGATGATGATACAATGTCTTATTTTGCTAAGCTAGCACAAGAAGACTAAAGAACAACAGCTTCCATCGCTCTTCGTACCATTGGATTATTTGTATCAAACGAATTGGTACCAGATCCTACGAAGGCGGTGGAGCTTTGACCGCTAATATTAGTAGATGCATCAGTTACTGTAGTTATTTGCCCTTGCTGTCTTCTACTTTGATCAGATAATAAATTTGTAAGTTCTCCATTTGCAGGCGGTTTCGAAATAGCGCTTCTTTTAGCATCAAGTTTGGCTAAAGCAGCAGCATTTAAGTCATATAATTTTTTATCCCCATTCTTTGTAGCAAGAGCCATCATCTTAAGATACGTATTACGTTGTGCTGAATCGTCCGCTGATAATGACTGATTAGCTGGATTAACATCTAATAAACCACCCTCATCTAGCATGTCCATTCCTGGCTGAGCTTCCAATTTTCTTCTTATTGATTCAGATCTCTTTCTCATTTCTACAATAACTGGTGCATCTTTTGTTGCTTCTGTTACATAAGCACCCAAGGCAGCAACTGATCCAATGGCTAATATTGCTGCACCAACTGGTCCAGTAGCAAATGCTAATAGTCCACCAGCAAGTCTACCGGCTTTAAATGCCGTTGATGTTGCAGCCGCTTTGCCTGCAGTGCTTGCCGCTGCTGATGCCGTTGATGCTACAGGAGCAGCTGCCGCTGCGTTACCTAATCCTAAGGCTAAACTTCCTAGTGTTGTTACCGCGCCTAAAAGTTTTTTACCTAATAAGAAAGCAATGCCAGGTATTTTCGATGCTAATGCTATTGTCTTAAATGGTGCAAATGCAAATGCTACAGCACCTAATACACCGGCTGCACTGCCAATATCTTTTAGTGATCCTTCGCCAGTTAAAATATTTGAAAGTCCTTGTACTCCTTCAATTAGGTTTGTACGCATCCATTCTAATACTTCTTTAAATGAAGGTATACTATCAATTGTTAAATCGAATTCGCCCAATCCTAGTTGACTAAACATATTCGAAAGTGGTGTTAGAATAGAATTAAATGCGTTTTTAATTCCTTCCGTATCAAAGTTCTTCACAAAGTCGTCTTTAATATCTTTTAAAGCACTTGCTGTTTTATCATCAATAATTACACCTAATAGACCTGCAAGAGGAGCAAGTCTTGGTGATATTAGACCTGCAATACCTGCTGCTTGTATACCTTGACCTATTGAACCTGCTATTTCTTTTTCTAAACCTAAGCCTTCTAATACACTAGCCATTTCATCGCCAAAGACTGTAGCTAAAAGAAACGGAGATCTCCTAACCATACCTCTCATCAAATTTCCAAGTGTTAAACCGCCGAGTAATCCGCTGGCGCCAGCAGCCAGACCACTGAATAATCCGCCTCCTTCATTATCCGGATCACCGCCTGCACCTTTACCTTTTGGGCTATTACCAAGAGTTTCTACATTTTGAGCAGACTGACCCGCTTCTCTAGATGCTTCAAGCTGATCAAGTTGCGCTCTTTTTTGTAATCCAAATAGGCCAAGAAGACCAGCTTCGACTTTATCGATGCTTTTATCGATATTGCCAAGTTGTTGATTATTCTCTTCTAGCTTTCCAACTACGTCTTTAAGCGTTGCCATCCTTTTGCCTTTGTTCTTCTAGATGTTGTAATAGCATTGTTATATAAACTTCCCTCTCCCAGGGTAGCATATGATCTAAATCACTAAGCGTATAATTAAAATTCTGCATCAATTGAAAATTTGTTCTATAGTAATTTTCCAAACTATCGTGTGAGAGGTTTACGAAAAAAAATCTTGGATTCCTTCTAAGGTTAATTTATTTTCATGTTGACATGATTCACAATTGTATTCAGTTTCATATTTTATCTTTGGAATTGAATTAACAAATTCAGTAATCATTTCAAATTGTTCTGCGCTTAATGAATTAAGAAAAGCTTCTACTTCTTCTTTTGACTCATCGCTTAATTGTATATTTTCATCTTCAGTCATGACAGATTCTATGCATGATGTAATAGCTGAAAAGAGAGCTGCTGTACCTGATTCTTGATTCATAATTGAAGATTCACTTAGCATTTCAAGGTACGTAGGATATTTCATCCTTACACTAATTTCACTATTTAGCTTAATAACGTTTTTTGGTAGATTTTTAACATCTACTACAATTTTGTCTAATTGTATTGTGATTTCGTTTTTATGTTCACACTTACTGCATGGTGTAACAATCGTAGCAGTTTCTCCAACAGATTTACTTCTAATTTGTGTAAAGATATAATCAACGTCAAACGTAGATAATTTCCTTACATCGATCCCATTTACACAGCCTTCAATGCATGTTAAAATAGAAGACACAACTTGTTTTACGTCCTGAGCTTCTGAAGCCATAAGTAGGATCTTTTGTTCTTTTACCAAAAATGGTCGATAAGCTACCGTATCTCCACTTGATGGTATTACTAATTCATACTGTGGTGTATCATTCAATCTTGGCAGTGCCATATTTTACTCCATGTTATGAGAATAGATTACCTATTCCACCTGTTGCTTGTATCCAACCTTGTCCACCTGATACAGCTTCCCAATTTGTGTATGATAGCTGTACAGTAACTTGAACAAGACCGTCAAGATCATTGTTTAGTTCAATCGCTTGAATTGTTGTAGGAAATGCATCTTTTAATCTTACTGAATAAACTGATCCACCTCCAAGTCCTATGTTAACTTTAATTGGTCCAGCTCCGAATCCTAAATTTTTAATCGGTTTACGAAGCTGATGTATCTTTACATCCTTTGCATAATCCTTCTTGTAGCCTGCAATATTACCGTCTTCATTTAATATTACATTACGCCATGAATCAAAGTATTTACGCGTGCCGTAATCATTTAGTGTATAAAATGTAAGTGCTACATCATCGACTGCATATCCATATGCAACCTTTTGAAATTCCATACCGATACGACGATCATGTGTCAAAATCTGTTTTCCTGGTAACGTAGCTGATGCACATAATAAATTTAAATCACCACCACCAGAACCAAGACCGACACCGCTTGTAAGTAGTGTGGTTAACTGGCCTAGAAATCCTCCGGTACCACCGAATGTTGTAGGTAATTCTACAAGAAACTGATTGGTTCTCGCAAATCCAAGCTTAGATGATGCTAATGACTTAAGTTGATCTACACTACTCATAACATTTTCCTTGAATCTGCATATATTGAACCTCTGTTTGACTTCTCAAAATCTGCTGTCGGTAAGAATGCTGCAATCTCCCATTCAGGTGCTTCGACTCTTGCCATTCTTGATTTTACGTGTTTAGTCAAATAGTGCTTATAACAAGGTTTAAAGTATCTCATTTTACTTGATGCCTGTAACATTTTATATGATACTTGAAATCTTGTTGACTCATCATACTTTTTGTTATTTGTAATATCAAGAAGTGAATCAAGGAATTTTGCCCTTAATACATTTGGCAAATAATGTAAATTCAAACCATAAAACCCTTTTTCTGCCGGTCCTACAATAATTGTAAGAGGAAATCTATCGTAGTACGGCAAAGTATCTTTGTGTTTTGGATCATAGAAAAACATATTCATAGATCCTATGAGTGGGTTCTGTCTATTTACAAGTTTCACTTGGTCGTCTTGTAGCAGTTGGTTACGATTTACTGTTCGCATCTGCTGAGCTTTCTTTCGAAACCAGTCTTGTGCCTCTTTTGTACGAGGATTGATACCAGCACGAAATGCTTCATATTCTAATTTTGCAAATAAGTTACTCATACCAGTATTTATATCTTTTTCTTAGGCTTTTTACGGTACGGTTTTAAAGGTTTCAACGGTTTTAGTTTACCCTTTTGCTCTTTCATAATACCCATACTATTAAGCGTTTTTTCTGTCCATATCTGAAACTCCCATCCTCTATCCTTTGCATAACTATTTGCAGCTTCCCACTTGTTCATATTCTTTACATAGGTCATCGCTTCTCCTATGTAACGTTTACTCTTATTAGGATTTTTTGGTGGTTCTGTTTCTTTGGCAGGTTTTATTTCAACGAGTATTGTTTTACCATTCTTAAATGTAATCTTAAGATCTACAAAATACCGGTGATATCTCTTATCAATATCCCAGTAATAAGGTACTACTGTTTCTTCTGATGACCAATGCTTAATATCTGGATTACGATCACACCATAAGAAACAAAGCTTTTCCCAATGAGAACGATATGTTACTTTATCAGGATCACCTCTGTACTTCTTGAGATTCTTTGGTATGTACTTTCCAGAATACGCCATTTTTCCATATAAATAATGAAGTAATTATTTTATTTATAGGATATGGTATGGCAAGACAAGACGGACCAGGTAGCCCAGACTTCGGCACTACGGCTGCTTCTCAAAATAGACTTAATGCTCAAAAACGTACACAAAGTCTTGGTAGCACTACGAATCAGAACATACAAGCACCGGCTGCACTAGTTGGTGGTGGACTTCAAGTTTACAAATATCCTCTAGATGGTCAGACAGATTTTCCTGCTCGCATGCGCTTTACTATTAAACAAGTTGATGCATACACTGTTGATACAACTGAGATTAAAGAATATTGGGATGCACCACTTCTTAAAAAAGGTTGGAATAGACTTACACAAAGCGCAAAGAAAGAACAAATACTTTCAGATGAAAGTCGAAGACAGCAAGGACAACTGAGTACTTATGAAGCTATGAATGAGCCGAGAGATGGTGGTAATCCAGGAGGTCTTCAAACCTCATATGAAGCTAAGGATAACCAAGCAAGCGAAGATTCGTTTGCATCAGATGGAAGTGCAGGTGTTAAAACAAGAACATTACCAAACTCTCCTGTAATACAAATCTATATGCCTCAATCACTTCAAGTGAACGATGATATTGCATACAATCAAGCAGATCTTGGTCCTGGTGGGCTAGCCGCAACTGCTGGTTTAAATGCCGGTCAAAGTCTATTAAATGCCGTGGGCAGAGGAATATCTGAAGGTCTTGAAAGTATTTTTAATTTGGCTACTGGTCAAATTTCAGGCCAAGCTGCTCAAGTTGCAGCAGCAAGAATATCACAAAAAATTCCTTCAGCAGGTCTTCGAGCCGCAGCGTCTACTGCTCTTCAAACTGGTATTAATCCTGGTACAAGGATGATATTTGATAGGCCTAATATTAGACAATTTACATTTACATTTAGGTTTATTGCTACATCAGCAGCTGAAGCTTCACAGGTTGAAAATATTGTAAGAGTATTTAGAGAGGAAATGTATCCTGAAGAAATCGAAGTTGTAAACGGTGTACCAGCTGGATATAAGTTTCCTAACTTATTTCAAGTCGATTTTCAATTTCTAAATTCAAAAGCTAAATTTCCAAGGATGCAGTTATCTTATCTTCGTAGCTGTCAAGTCAATTATAATCCAAATAGCATGTCATTTCATGCAGACGGGCAACCTACAGAAATTGATATGACTCTAGTATTTCAAGAATATCGTGCACTTTCAAAACAAGATATTCAGAAAGGTTACTAATGTTATTCTTCAAAGATTTTCCACGTACAGCTTATGTCTTTGGTGATCAAGAAACACAAGGTGGTGAACAAGTAACATATGAAATATTTCAAGATATCAGTCGCTATTCTGATGTAATTGATCAGATAAGAGACAATGTAAGTTTTTATCGTAAGTATAGTATTCAAGAGAATGATAGACCTGATCAAGTATCATATAAATTGTATGGTACACCAGAATATCATTGGACATTTTATCTTATGAATGATCATCTCAGAGCAAGAGGATGGCCACTTACATTAAAACAACTTGAAAATACTGTGAAAAGAGATTTTCCTCATTTTACAATTACTTCAAAAACTCCTATGACAGGAATTATGCTTGTAGGACAGACAGCATCAGGTTCTACGTCTGGTTCAAGAGGAAGAATCTTAAGAAGAAATTTAGATTTAGGACAGGTTATAATTGCAGCAAACGCAGCTTTTATTCAAGGAGAGATTGTAACTAACGTTGCATATGCACAAGGCGCGTCAGGTTCTATTACAGCACATAAAACAAGTTTAGAATATCTAGCAGCACATCATTACGAAGATGCTAATGGTAATTATGTTGACATTGATCCAAGTCAGGATCCACCAGCAATTTATACCGAAATTACTCATTATGACAGATACGTAAGAAAAAATAATGAGCTTAAAGATATTCGAGTTATTAAACCGGAATTAATTCAAGAAGTAACATCTGCATTCTTCCAAGCAATTAGAAATTAATTATGGCACAAGTTAAAACGAAACAAGGTTACGTTCTCGAATCTGTAATCATTAATTCAAGTCGAATGCTCGAGCCAGTCGACATTGTAGGTCTTGTTTCTGATATTGAAATATTCGAACACCTTGATTTACCTTATATTACTGGTCAAATTGCTTTCTTAGACACATTTAGACTCTATGATCGTATTGATTTTCAAGGTGCAGAATACTGTACTTTAAAACTTAAGAACACTCAATCAGATGAAGAGGTTGAACAAAGATTTGTAATTGATAAATTGCTTTCAAATAAAAAAGCAAATGAACAATCTGATTTAATTATGTTCCATATGATAGAAGACATTGTATTTAAGTCAAATCTTATTAATGTAAATAAGTGTTATAACGGTTCTCCGAATGTAATCATTAAAAAGATAGCACAAGAGTGGCTCGATAAAGATGTAGAAAATTTATGTTCTGATGTTTTTCAAGGAAAGCTTAAAGTCATTGTTCCAAATATGACACCAATTGAGTCTATGACATGGATAAAAAATAGAGGAACAACATCAGACGGTTTTCCTACATATCTTTTTTCATCATTTAATCTTGACACATTAATATATGCTGATCTAAAAACAATGATAGAAAGGCCGCCCATCAACAAACGAGCGCCTTTTATATATGGACCTACATCTCATGATTTAGAAGTTAACTTGGCTACTCGTTTCGTGCCTATTAAAGAATATTCTATAGAACAAACAGATGATTTATATAATTTGATTGCTGACGGTCTTATTTCAGGCGAACATCATTTTATTGATACCTTTGGATTCAAGGATAAAAAAAATACATTTGACATTCATAAAGATATATTAAAAGATGTTATTGAAACTAAAAATAGAAATCAGATTGTATCTCTTGCAGATGATTTTGAGATCGATGAACAGAAGATACAAAAATATGTGTCAAAGCAAATAACGCAAATATCTGAATCAGGTGCTTATCAAGATGGCACAGGCAAATATCTTTCTTATGATGAAGATCATACCTTAGGCCATAAGAAAAAAGTAATTGCTATGTCATTAAAGAAACTTTTATTGAAAGCTCCAATTACAATAAGAATTGATGGAACTGGATTCTTAGAACCGGGTGGACATTATACTACTGGTAATATTGTAAGAATTCTTTTTTCTGCAAATAGACCAAGTTCAATAGGTGATATTAAGCTTGATCTTAAAAAGTCTGGAGATTATTTGGTGTATGGCGCTAAGCATGCATTTTCAGGAGCAAGATATAATATTCACCTTAAGTGTGTAAAGATTACAAATTATACTGATGATCAGCCGTTAAAGGTAATAGGATGATACCAAGAACTTATAAAGAATATTACGGTGATGAAACTCGATGGTTCATAGGTGTCGTAAAAGACATTAATGATCCTGTTGAACTCGGCAGAATTAAAGTAAGAATATTTGGAATACATTCGGAAAATGTAGAAGACATTTCTGACGGAGATCTACCATGGGCGCAAGTAGCCGTACCTATTACCGAAGGCGGTAGTTCTGGTATTGGTACAAATACAGGCATTAAACCTCAAGCTCAGGTATATGGCATCTTCTTAGATGGTAAAAATTCTCAATTGCCTCTTGTACTCGGCTCAATACCAAAATTTGAAAGAATACCAGATATAGATTTAAATACATCATCCGCATTGTCAGATCAAGTACAAAGGGAATCACTTACTGGTTCACCTCATGACTTTACAAACCCTAATTTTAAAAATGCAGATGAAACATTTTTGGCAGGAAATTCAAATGTGGAAAAGGCATTTAATTTTTTTATTACACCAGAAGGCGGATCATTTACGCCAGCTCAGGCTTGTGGTATTATAGGAAATTTTTGGATTGAATCAGCAGCAAATATTAGTGGTGATTTAAATACTAAAGCACAATCAGCGCCACCTGAAAGATCATTTGGTATTGCGCAATGGAACTCAAGTTCAAATGCAGGATTTAGATATCAAAATCTTGTAGATTTTGCAGCAAAGAAAAATCTTGCGTGGGATACATTATATCCACAGTTATTGTTTACTATACACGAACTGTATGAATCAAAAACATATTATCGTTTAAATGATTTAAAAAGAGCAATATCGCCAGAAGAAGCTGCGATTATATTTGAAGACAGATTTGAAAATCCAAAAGAAAAAGGACAAGTAGAAAGACAAAAAGTTGCAAGAGATTTATTTAGGACAATGGCATAATGGAAGAATTATTTAAAGCAGCAAGAACAGCTATGCGCAATGAAATGGCGAAGACTCAAGAAGCAAGTGAATTGCAAAAAGAAGGCTTTGCTTTAGCTGAAAAGATGATGGAAAATGCATTCAAAAAAGATGCAACAATATCTGAAGATATGGGAAAAGAAGTATTAGGATTTATTTCAAAGGCAGCAAGCGTCAAAAAAAGAGGAGCTAATCCTAAACCAGATCCTACGCCGGCGTTATCCGGACCAAATGCCGGTAAAGGTAATACAAGAACACCTGAAAATAAATCAGCACTTGATGCCATTACTGGTCATAGTTCGAAGGCATCTAATGTTGTTAAAAAAGTGTTGGCTCCTGGAAATATGGAAGGCATACGAAAAGCAAATAAAGATGGATTTCAACTTACAGAATCAGAAATCAATGCTAAATTTCAAGAGGCTGCAGACCAAGCCAAAATTACTGCAAATGATCCTGCAGTAAAAGAAAAATTTAGACAACTTGGTATACCAGAAGAAACTTATACTAGTCTTACAGACAAACTCACAGCTGGTACTGCAGCTATAGCTGCAAGCAATCCTGGTGCTGCAATTGTAACTGCACAAAAAAGAATGTCAGAAAAACAAATGAGTTCCTTAGAAAATCCATTTGGTTCACTTCAATCAAAAATTGATGTGCCATCTTTAGGAGTTAAAACTGGCGATCCACTTGCGCCTGGATCAAATCTCTTAAATAAAATGAAACAAAAAACAGGATTTTCTTCAAATGCTCTTTCAGAAAAAAATCCATTCGGATCTATGGGAGTTGATTTTGGCAATATACAAGGCGCAATAGCATCTAAAGTAAAGGGGTTAGAAGTACCTAAGGATTTTGGAGTAAATATTCCTGCTGTTCAAGGAGTTAATAATATATCTACGGCTGGGTTTAAGGATGCATCTCAAGTTCCAGATATTGTCAATAAAAGTGGTTTTACAAATCTTACCGAAACCGTAAGTAAATCAGAATCAATTCCGGCTAGTATTGCTCCATCAACTCCAGTAGAAGAAGTAGGAGTACCACCTAATAGACCAGTTGAACCTCTTTTGTACACAACAGCCCATACTTCAGAGGAAGTAGAATTGGAATTAGGTACAACAAAAAGAGATATAGGTATTTTTATTGCAAGGTGGAATGCGTCTACCACTGATAAAAGAGTAGAAAGTGCAAAAAAATATAATGAAGCAGTAATTGAGAAAAGAGGTAGACCAGCAAATGTTCATTATCTTATTTTAAGAGACGGAACGGTTCAAAGAATATTGAATACCGAAGTTGCGCCAAAAGTAACTGCCACTGCCGAAAGTAATAACGCTACAGCGTTGTTTGTGCAAGGGCTTAATAACGTATATAACGGCGCTATTGTTATTTGTTTTGATGCTGGTTATACGTGCACTGAAGCAGAAAAAAATGTTAAGTTTTTAAGCAATCGAAGTATTACTTCTGAACAAATGGATTCTTATAGAATGATTGCTGAAGCTGCAGTAAAGTCTCACCCGGGTGCTGGACATATAGCTATGGAATTATTAACAGAATTAATTACAGAGGATCTCGGTTTTACATATGGTGGTGGTACTGGCAAATTAGGACCAGGATTTAATGCAGACAAGTATAGAGAAAATATAATGACTGGTGCTGATCCAAATGAATATGTGAAAGAGAGAAAATAAATGACAGATGTAGATAACCTAGAAGATATTCCTGGAGATAAAAGTCCTACAGATGGATTTGTAGATTTTCAGAAAGAATTTCCTTTAAGACAGTATGGAGGAAAACAATCTACAAACCTTGAAGCGCGTGGTATTGAAGAAAACAAAATACCATACGGTGGCGGCGACAGAGATGTTAACCTTGAATTACTAGATCAGGTATCTGCTGAATATCCTTTTAATCAAGTAAGAAGAACAGTTAGTGGTCATGTTACTGAATTTGATGATACACCTGGTCGTGAAAAAATTCTTATCAAACACAAGAGTGGCACTGGTCTGGAATTTCAACCCGATGGCACAATTCTTTTATATAGTTCTAAAAACACCGTACGTGTTACTGCAGGCGATGAGAAGATAATTATTGAAGGTGATGGCGATATCGCATATCACGGTAATCTTAAACTACGTGTTGATGGTAATTTTGATCTTGATGTGGGTGGTGATTTTAATGTTACAGTAGCTGGTGATAAATCAGAAGATATAAAAGGTGGTATTCGCCAGGATGTAAATGGAAATGTGCAATCTTTAATTAACGGTAATGTTACTACACAAATTACAAAAAACGAAACACGAGCAATTTGGGGAGATCAAGATACCTTTGTAAGAGGGAATAAGTCAAATCTTGTACAAGGCGTATTAGAAAATGCTTCGAAGGAGGTTATGCTTATGACGTCTGAAGAACAGCTTAGCGCAACATCTCCTAACATCAATATTGCTGCTACAAATCTTTCTGCATTCGGCGCTAATGGTACAATAGGCGGTGATCAAATTGTTTACTATGGAACAACAGCACATATTGATCGTGTAAATTCTACATCTATGCACGCTACAACATTTCATGGTTCATTAGAAGGTAAGGCATCATTTGCTGCAAAGGCGGATGAGGCAGGTTCGGCACCACTAGGAACCGGTTCAGGTGGTGGTACACAAACAATTGTAAGTGCAACAAACGTAACTACAACAGAATTTACAACATCGCTTGCTTCAGATTATCTTGCTAAGCATGAAAATGCTGTAAGAGAAGTATTAATCGATCCAGGTAATCTTCTTTATAATCAAATTAATCGTGATGCAGATTACGGTGGTGTTTCAGATAGAACATTAACAACAGCAGAAGTCAGATCAAAATTAAGAGATCCAGCTAATCAAAAAAATGAAACGTTTATTGGTTCAGCAATGTCCGAAGGTTTAATACATCATACATTCTCTAATGCTGCACCGAATGATATTGATCGTATTGAAGGAAGAGAAGCAACGGTAAGAAGAGCGCAATCAAAAAAAATATTAGGAAAAAATCCAGGCGGTGAAACAAAACGATTTAAAGGTTCTGTTCTTAATGGAAAACGTTCTATTACAATTGGTTCTGTATATAAACCTGACGGTAAAGTTATTACATCACGTACTGAACTGGCACAAGGGATTGTTATAGGTAGATTTTTAGGTGGTTATGGAGATGCAATTACGTTTGATCACGTAATTGATAATAGTGAAAAAGTTAGAATTGCTCGTAATCTTTTATTAAACGCAAATGCAAACAGAGCAATTATGGTAGATAATGACGTATATAGTGAACATCGTCTTATAGTTGCTGAAGGATTATATCGTCCATATGTAAACGAAACTATAACCACTGGCAGCGTAAATTATTATAAAGAAAGAGGTCAATGTGTAGTTTATGAATTGCATGATAGAACAGGTAATATTGATCTAAGAAAAACTTTTGATCTTGCATCATGGTGGAAAGATTCATTACAGTTCCAAAAATTAATATTAAGTTATGATACATTTAATCCACAAGGTGGTACATTAACTGCACAGATTATTCTTATTATGCCAGAGCTAAGTTCTAGTTATGAAGCTTCGTTTGATAATTCAATTGAAACACGATATAATAACTTTGTACAAAGTACAAATGAAATTATTGAATGTTTGTAAAAGGATATAAATAGTAACACTATGGCAGTAACAAAAGCATTTTCAATTGAAGACGGTAATCTTGCAACAAAGACATTAGTCGTTGCAAGGGAACAAAAGTATTCTGATATTGACTTAACTTTTACGGCGAAACCAGCCGGAGATATCTATAAGAAGCTTGAAGCTGCAGATGTAAAACAGTCTGTGAAAAATCTTCTTATGACAAACTATACTGAAAAACCTTTTAGAATGAGTTTTGGTGGAAACCTTAGTGATTTTATTTTTGAATTAGATACTGACACCGACTTTGATTTACTCGCAGAAAGAATTATAGAAGCTGTAGACTTACATGAGCCAAGAGCACAAGTATTGAAGGTAGATGGAAATATCTATCCAGATAGAAATGAAGTAAAAGTTACAGTTGAATTCCAGGTATTAAGTACATCTGAATTGGTAGTACTCGATTTAACGTTGACAAGGTTAAGATAAATGGCAACAAGTACAGTAAGATCAGCAGATCTAGATTTTAATAATATTAAGGCACGACTTAAAGATTATCTTAAGAATCAACCTGAGTTTTCAAGTTATGACTTTGAAGCATCTGGTATGTCAAACATTCTTGATGTCCTTGCTTATAATACACATGTAAATGGTCTAACAGCAAACTTTGCATTAAATGAATCATTTTTAAGTACTGCACAATTAAGAAGTTCTGTGATATCTCATGCACAAATGTTAGGATATCAGACTCGCTCTCGTACTGCAGCAAATGCACTAATTAACATTAGCGTAAATCTTTCAGGTGTATCAAACAGACCTGCAAAATTACAAATAGAAAAAGGTAAACAGTTTTCAAGCTCAATTGATGATGTAAGTTATATCTTTAGAACTCGTGAAGCAATCTATGCAAGTGATGATGGATTTGGTTTATATACATTTAAGACCGCGACTGGTAGCAATAATATTCCGGTTTATGAAGGTGTCGAAAAAACTAAAACATTTATTGTAGGTGAAAAAACAGAACGCCAGATTTACATTATACCCGATGAA